TTGAAGTTGGAGATGTTTGTAATTTAGATCCAAAAGATTTTAAAGATGTAGATCTGATACTTGCTGGCTCCCCTTGTCAGGGTTTCAGTTTTGCAGGAAAACAATTGGCTTTTGATGATCCAAGGTCTGCATTATTTTTTGAGTTTATTAGAATATTAAAAGGAGTAAAACCAAAATATTTTTTATTAGAAAATGTCAGAATGAAACAAGAGTTTCAAGATGTAATAACAGATCAAGTTTCTATCTGTTATCCTGATTTTCAGGGTGGAGATTTATTTGGAGGCAAGATAAAGCCCATTTTAATTAATTCAGCTCTTGTATCAGCTCAAAATAGACTGAGATTGTATTGGACTAACATACCAAACATAGAACAGCCAATAGATAAAAATATTATTTTGGAAGATATTTTAGTTAAAGAAGATACAGAAGGTTATGCTTTGTCTGATCTTGCAAATAAAAGAGCAAAAGATAACCCAAGATCCAGAGCTTTCAAACCTGGCCAAGAAAAGAGCGGTGCTTTACTTGCAAATCAATATAAACAATCGACAGATAGCCTATATGCTTTGAAGGAGCCGAAACAAGTTGGCGTAGCTGTTGATATAAATGGACATGACATACTAAAAAGAGTTTACTCGCCAGAAGGCAAGTCGCCAACATTAAATACAATGGGAGGTGGTAATCGTGAGCCTAAAGTTTTATCAGGAGCTTGGAGAGCAAGGTCTTATGATGAAAAAGGGCAAAGGGTAAAATGGAAAGACTCAAAGCCTAAGCAAATGCTAGAGCTAAGAAAAGATCAAAAAAGTAATTCAATAGGATCAGTACAAAAGGATAGTGTTGTAGTAGAAGATTTATCTTGGAGAAAACTTTTACCAATAGAATGTGAACGCCTTCAAACAGTTCCTGATAATTACACTAACCATGTATCAACTTCTCAAAGACTAAAAATGTTAGGCAACGGTTGGACTATAGATGTTATCTCACACATTTTAAAAAATATGGATCTGAAATGATATTACAAAAATTAAAAGATTATCTTGAAAATAAAGTAGCAAACAATGAAGTTGTATTGCCTGAACACTTATTAGAACAAATACAAAATTGGGAAGATGAAGAGAAAGAAGAAAAATAAAAAAGCAGAAAAAGAATATAATGAAGCTCTTTGGAATACTTTGAAAAAACAACATACAAAATCCGAAGCTGACGAAGCTTTGGTGGAGTCTTTAAAAGTTATAGAAAATTTTATAGATGAAGTTTCTTTTAAATGGACAGATACAGGAGATCAAGAGAAATTAAAAAAAATTGAAAATAAATTAGATAAAGTTAATGTGGCTTACGCCATAATAAAAGCAAATTTAAGGTAATGCAAAAAACAAAACATTTTCAAGAACACAAATCCGTTTGTGGATCTAGAGGAAAAAAAACGAGTCAGGGTATTCATAAAAACACAATGACTAGCACTATGAATAAACACAAAAAAAGACAATCAAAACTTAAATATCGAGGGCAAGGAAGATGAAAAAACTAAACAAAAAAATATATGTAGTCAATTTAGAAAAAAGAATTGATGAGATGGTTGAGGAAAGAAAAGAGTTAAAAACTGCTTTTCAATGCTTAGTCAATGCTTTAGAAGTGCAACAAAAAAAAGAAAAGTATTCTGCTTTACTACAAATGAATTTAGATAGAGCTAAGGGTATTCTTGAGAAGGGGGAGCATATACAAGACTCCCCCTAATTTTTTTTTAATTAAAAAGGAGGTGGACTTACTTCTGCATCATCAGATTTGGTTTCAGAAGTTTGTGGAAAGTCGTTCTTAAATTCATAAGATCTCACAACAGTTTTAGTCGTTGTACGAGCATTACCGTCATTATCTTTCCACTCTTCATCTACATTTCTGAGATTCATTAGTAATTCTTTACCAACATAAGCTGAAGCATCATCTGGGTACTTTTTATACCCAACAGCTTTAGCTAATCTAGTAAACTTTTCAGTTGCAATCCTTCTAACATCTTCGGTTGGATGCCAAAGACTGTAGTATTCAACATGATCTTTATATTTTCCATTATCCACTTGAAAAGTAATTTTCAAAGTATTATTACCTGACTTAGATTGATATTTAACACTCTCTATTACTTTGCAAGGATAAGTTCCTTCGGGAGCCACACCTGGCCCTATTGGCGTTTCATCAATAGTATCAATGAAATCCACATCTGCAAAATCTACCATTATTACCCCGCTTTAGTTAAAGGTTCTTCTTGTGTGGTTTGTTTAGCCTTTCCAAATCCTAACTTATCAATAAGCTTTGTAAGATTAGGTTCTTCAAATGGATTTAACTTACCACTCCTATCTTTAGCCACATGACCTTGACCAGTTTCAGTTTGCAACCATCTTCTTTTGATTACATTACCTTCCTCGTCTTGATCTTCAATTATTCTCAAAGCCAACACTTCATCAAAGAAGTATGTAACTGCTTGTCCTAATTTAGTACCAACCATTTTTGGCTCAAAGTTAGGTATGCCGTCAGCAATAGTTCTTTCACTCTTAGCTAAGAAAACAACGTGCATTTTCAAATCTCTATATGCTCTCATAACATTAGTCATGCTTTCTTGGACATTACCGTATGCAGCTCTAGGATCTTTGTTTCTTGATTTTTCAAAATTAAGAAGGATCTCGCTTATCTCAGATATTGAATCTAAACAAACGGTGTCATACTTAATTTCACCTGATTCCAAAAGTCTATGAATTTCCATGACTTCAGCAGCTTCTTTAACTTCTAAAGCGTCAACATTCTTAGAGTCTTTAATAGAAAGTAAACCAGCTTCGGCAGATATAACTAATGTTTTGCCTGGTGCTGTTTCACATATAGTTGTCTTACCTGAACCAGCTTCGCCAAAGATAAGGATTTTAGCTCCTTGATCATCTACTAACTGGCTAGGTGTAACGATTTTATTTTTTATGCTCACTCTTCACCTCTCTGTTTTAATTAATGAACTTGAAAGATTATAGACTATACTATACTATGTGTAAACATTTATTAAGAGGAGCAAAAAATGAATGAAATTTGGAAAGCAAACTATTATCACCGACAAAAAAAACTGTCAGATGAAGCACTTAAAAATCTAAAAAAATCTGGACATGAGCCAGAATTTCAAAACAAAAAAGTAAAGCACTACTCACTTAAAGACTATATTGAGTTTTTAGGAGTCAAGGAGTCTGCAACAACCTTTGATTGTTCTGAAGCGTCTATCAAAGCTTGGCGTTATGGATATAGAAATCCATCTATAAAACAAGCTCATCAAATAATAAAAGCGACAGAGGGTAAGCTCACTTACGAATCTATATTTGGAAACATAAAAGATCTTCAATCTTAAATGTTCCAAATAAATTTATCAGAGGAGGACTCTCCCTATGAATTAGCTATGGCTTATTATGAAGAAGGCCTAAGCGTAATTCCTTTGCAGAGAAAAGATAAAAAGCCCCCAAAAAATTTAGGTTCTTGGGAAGAATATAAAACTAAAAGACCAGAGAGAGAAAAAGTTGAAGAGTGGTTTAAAGATAGAGATGATCTTGTTGTTGCTATTGTTTGCGGTAAGTTTATTGTTGTTGATGCAGATACTCCCGAAGCTATGACTTGGGTAGAAGAGAATCTACCAGTAACTCCATATAAAGTTATTACGGGTAAGGGTATGCACTTCTATTACAATAATCCACAAAACTTTACGACCTTTGCCACAAGGAGAACAAATGAAACGCCAATAGAAAGACTTATTGATATTAGAGGAGAAGGCGGACTAATAATCGCTCCTTACAATAGACATGCCAACGGTGCAATTTACAAACCTGTATTTTTAGATGGTTGGAGTGTCCATGATATTGGAGATCTGCCAGACTTTACTGAAAAAGAATGGTACAAAATTACAGGTGTACCTAAAGAGTCAGGAGCTAAAGACAAACATATAACTGTACCTTTCTCTCTTGACGGGGTGAATGAAGGTTCAAGAAATGACCAAGCAGCTAGGATTGCTGGCTATATGATTTCCAAAAATGTGAATCTTAATTTTACAAAATTCTTTTTAAGGTCGTGGAACACCAATAACAATCCGCCACTTACTATAAGAGAAATTGACCAAGTGGTAGATAGTGTGAAATCTACGCATGATAGAAAAAATCAAAAAGCTCCTTTGTTTGTTCAGGCTGTCGATAATATTAAGCCACCTAAAGATTTATATGATCCACCTGGTTTATTAAAAGACATGTATAACTTTTGTGAAGATATTGCACAAGTACCACAACCTGAGCTGTCTATGGTTGCGGCTTTGTCTTTAGCCTCTGTATCTTGTGGCAGAGTATATAGAACCAATATGAATAACTTTTCTAGTTTGTTTTTTATGTGTATAGCAAAGTCAGGGCAAGGAAAAGAAAACATAAAAACATTTGTAGAAACCATACTTAATGAATCACAACATTCAAAGTTGATAGTGGGAGATGGCTACACTTCAAGTGGAGCTGTGCATTCAATACTTAGACAAAGACCAACACAAATAACTATTATGGATGAGTTTGGTAAAAGGTTAGAGTCTATAGGCGGACAACAAAATTTTAATAGAGAAGATGGATTGCAAACTTTAATGGAAGCTTGGGGCAGATGTCATGGTACTTTAAGACCTGATAACTATTCCTTAATGAATGTTCCTGATCAATATAAAGATCAATTTATGAATAGAGTAACCCACAAACCAAACATAACTTTGGTTGGTCTTTCAGTTCCTAAAAACTTTTACAAAGCTTTGAATAGTGGCAGGATAGCAGATGGGTTTCTAAACAGATTTTTAATTGTTGAGTCAAAAGAACCAAGAAGAGTAGCACAACTTAAAAAGTTTAGGGATGCACCATTAAGGATTGTAAATTGGGTTAACTATGTAAGACGACCTATCAATGATTTTTATGAAGTAGCTATTGACAATGCTGATATTGATCTTGAGCAAGTTGTCTTAGACTTTGACCAAGACGCAGAATTAGTGTTGCAGGACTTTGCATCTGAAATAGTAAAAAGGCAAGATATACTTGAGAAAGATAATTTAGAACCATTATTGTCTAGATCTAGAGAAAAAGCCATGCGACTATCCCTTTCAGTTACACTTGCGGAGAACCCTAAAGCAAAAAAGATTC